GTGGTGAAGCGCTGCCTGGCGACGTGGCGCGTGGCGGAGGCGCACCAGAAGGCGCCATCTGATCCCTGGGCCACCTGGCTGTTTCTGGGCGGACGCGGCGCGGGCAAGACCTTCGCCGGCGCCGCCTGGATCAAGCGGCAGACCCAGAAAGGCCGGAACCTCGCCCTGGTCGGTCCCACCTTCCACGATGTTCGCGAGGTGATGATCGAGGGCCCTTCGGGCATCAAGAGCCTCTACCTGCCCGGCGAACGTCCGACCTGGCGCGCCAGCCGCCGCCGCCTTGAGTTCCACAACGGCGCCATCGCCCAGGCCTTCTCGGCCGAGGATCCCGACAGCCTGCGCGGGCCGCAGTTCCACGCCGCCTGGGCCGACGAGTTCTGCGCCTGGCCGAAACCCGCCGAGACCCTGGCCATGCTTCGGTTCGGCCTGCGCCTGGGGACCGATCCGCGCCTGGTGGTCACCACCACGCCCCGGCCGATCCGCGCCCTGCGAAACCTGATCGCCGAGCCCGGCACGGTCGACACCCGCGCGCCCACCAGCGCCAATGCCGACCATCTGGCGCCGGCCTTCCTGAGCACCCTGCAAGGTCTCTATGGCGGCACGCGGCTGGCCGCCCAGGAGCTGGACGGCCTGATCGTCGAGGGCGAGGGCGGCCTGTTCCGCGCCGAGGACCTGGCCCGCTGCCGGGGCGCGCCGCCGGCCGCCTTCGACCGCGTGGTCGTGGCGGTCGACCCGCCGGCCACCGCCACGGGCGACGCCTGCGGCATCGTGGTCTGCGGGCGGTTTGAGGGCAGAGCCTTTGTGCTCGAGGACCGGACCGCGCGGGGCCTGTCGCCCCACGGCTGGGCCCGCCGCGCGGTCGAGGCCGCCGTCCGCTGGTCGGCCGACGCGCTGGTCGCCGAAGCCAACCAGGGCGGCGACATGGTCCGCTCGGTCCTGGCCCAGGCGCAGCCGCCCTGCGCGGTGAAGCTGGTCAAGGCCTCGCTGGGCAAACGCGCCCGGGCCGAGCCGGTGGCGGCCTTGTATGAACAGGGCCGCGTCGTTCACTGCGGGGCCTTTCCGGCGCTGGAGGAGGAGCTGATGGCGCTGGGCTCGGGGGACCTGGGGCACAGTCCGGACCGGGCCGACGCCCTGGTCTGGGCGGTGAGCGAGTTGATGCTGGGGGTGGGGAGAAGGCCGCGGTTGAGTGTGTTGTGAGCGCGGTGAAGACCCCCTCAGTCGCTCCGCGACAGCTCCCCCAAAGGGGGAGCATCTAGCGCGGCGTAGCTCCTCCCCCTTTGGGGGAGGTGGCCCGGAGGGCCGGAGGGGGTCAGCGCCGCGCTTCCGAAAGGATCGCGCCAAGCGCGCCGTCGACGGACTTCAGAATTTCGATCGCCGGTATCCGCAACGTCCTGATCCCTTGCCGAAACATCCATTCGTCCCGGACTGCGTCCCGTCGAGGCTGGTCGCCGAAGTCATGCCAACCGCCATCGACCTCGACGGCCAGTTTCAACGTGTCGCAGTAGAAATCGAGCACATACGGTCCGATCGGATGCTGCTTTCGGAAGTGCAGGCCTTCGAGGCGGCGCGCCTTGAGGCCAAGCCATAGCAGCACCTCCGGGAGGGACATCTCGCGGCGCAGTTTTTTGGCGAAGTTTCTTGTACGCCGTGGTGCGTCCACGGATTTGCCTCCCTCTCAGCAGGCCCCCTCCGGCCCTCCGGGCCACCTCCCCCAAAGGGGGAGGATCTATGCCGCATCACTCAGATGCTCCCCCTCTGGGGGAGCTGTCGCGGAGCGACTGAGGGGATTTTCCTGTCAATCCCACATCCATAACATGTTCCCTTTTTGTTCTCAACCTCCGCGAGGCCTCCCATGTCGCTGTTCCAATCCCGTCGCCCGCCCCCCATGGCGCCGGAGACCAAGGACTCCCGCGCCGCGCGGCTGATCGCCATCACCACGGCCGGCCGGCCGCGCTGGACGCCGCGCGACTATGCGGCCCTGGCGTCGGAAGGCTTCGCCAAGAACCCCATCGCCTATCGCTGCGTGCGGATGATCGCCGAGGCGGCCGCGTCGGTGCCGCTCACCGTCTTCGTCGGCGGAAAGCGGGCCGACGACCATCCGCTGCGCAAGCTGCTCCAGAGCCCCAATCCCGAACAGGGCGGGGCCGACCTGATGGAGGCGTTCTTCGGGCACCTGCAGGTGGCGGGCAACGGCTACCTGGAAGCGGCCCAAGACAAGGGGGGCGACGCCGCCCCCACCGAACTCTACGCCCTGCGGCCCGACCGGATGACCGTGGTGCCCGGCCCGCGCGGCTGGCCGCTGGCCTATGACTACCAGGCCGCCGGCCGCACCGCCCGGATCGGCCGCGACGCCGCCGGCTGGCTGCCGGTGCTGCACCTGCGCCTGTTCAACCCCACCGACGATCATTACGGCTTCTCGCCGCTCGAGGCGGCGGCTTTCGCGATCGACGTGCACAACGCCTCGGGGGCCTGGAACAAGGCCCTGCTCGACAATAGCGCTCGGCCGTCCGGGGCCCTGGTCTACGCCAATCGCGAGGCCGGCGACCGGCTCTCGGCCGAGCAGTTCGAGCGGCTGAAGGCCGAGCTGTCCGACGCCCATGCCGGCACGGCCAACGCCGGGCGACCGCTGCTGCTGGAGGGCGGGCTCGACTGGCGGCCGATGTCGCTGAGCCCCGCCGACATGGACTTCATCGCCGGCAAGCACGCCGCCGCCCGCGAGATCGCCCTGGCCTTCGGGGTTCCGCCTCAGCTGCTGGGCGTGCCCGGCGACGCGACCTACGCCAACTACCGCGAGGCCAACGGCGCGTTCTGGCGCCACACCGTCGTGCCCCTGGCCGAGCGGGCGGCGCGGGCCCTGTCGGTGTGGCTGGAGCCGAAGTTCCCCGGCGCCCGGATCGCTTGCGACCTGGACGCCGTGCCGGCGCTTTCCGCCGAACGCGACGCGCTGTGGGCGCGGCTGGAGGGGGCGAGCTTTCTCACCGACGCGGAGCGGCGGCGGTTGGCGGGGTTGGAGGGGTAATCCTCTACTTGCCCCCACCTGACCGCTACGCGGTCTGTCCGCCCCCATAGGGGGCGGAGCCTCACGCGCTGGCTCTTCCCCCTATGGGGGAAGACGATCGCGAAGCGATCCGTAGGGGGCAAGTCCCCCGGAGAACCCCCATGACCTCACCCCAACGCTGGCGGCTCGACCGCCAGGTTTCGCTCGGCCTGCTGGTCGCGGTGGCCCTGCAAGCCGCCACCGCCTTGCTGTGGGCCGGCCGGGCCAGCGCGCGGATCGACGACCTGCGCCAGCGCCTCGACGCCCAGGCCCCGGTCGCCGAACGCCTGGCCCGCCTGGAGACCCAGGCCGACGCCACCCGCGCCTCCCTGGCCCGGATCGAGAGCAAGCTGGACCGGCCTTAGCTCACCTCACTTGCCCCCACCTGACGGCTGCGCCGTCTGTCCGCCCCCATAGGGGGCGGAGCGCTCTTCCCCCTATGGGGGAAGACGACCGCGAAGCGGTCCGTAGGGGGCAAGTGCTCACCCCACAGGAGCCCTTCAATGATCGAAACGGACCTCGGCATCCAAGGCCACGCCAGCCTCTTCTGGACCCGCGACCTCAACGACGACGTCGCCGCCGCCGGGGCCTTTGCCGCCAGCCTAGCCCGCACCGGCCCGGGCGGCGTGAAGATGCTGCACCAGCACGACGACGCCGAACCCGTCGGCGTCTGGGACGAGATCACGGAAGACGCCCAGGGCCTCTACGTCCGAGGCCGCATCCTGCGCGCCACCCCACGGGGCCGCCTCGTCGCCGCCCTGGTCGAGGCCGGCGCGCTGGACGGCCTGTCGATCGGCTTCCGCGCCGTGAAGGCTCGGCCGGACGAGACCGGCCGGCTGCGCGTGCTGACCCAGGTGGAGCTGTGGGAGGTGTCGATCGTGACGTTCCCGATGCTGCCAGGGGCGCGTCTTAGCGTGCCGGGATGAACTGTTTCCTGACGTGGGGATCGGACGTCGGGTCCGATCCCGGCCGCCGCTTGGCCCAGAAAGAGAATTCCTCCGCTCGCACGCCGATCCGCCCGCCGACGCTCACGATGTCCATCGTGCACTTGTCCTCGACTGTCCTGCGCGCCGTCAGGCGCTGACCCAGTCGCGCGCGCAGTCGGCCATCCGCGCCGATCTGTATGGCGGCGGGACGGTCTTCGGCGGTCTGCATGTGAAGGCCGCGGAAGTTTCCGAAACTGATCACCACCCCGTCGCCGTGGGGGTGGACCTCGCGAATGGAGCAGATCGGCCACCTCGCGGCTCTGGCGCTATAAGCTTTGGCGGCGGCGGCAGGGGCCCACGACGCGACGATGGTCAGCGTCGCCAGTCCCACGAACATCAATGATCTCGCCTGCATGACTCGACCTTAGGGCGAACGCCCCGGGGCGCAAGCCGGCGCGCGCAAGTTCCTCCCCACGGAGGCGGCCCGGAGGGCCGGAGGAGGGACCCGTCCCAACCCTCGAGAACTCCCGTCCCTTCCCGACCGAGGGAAGAGACTTTCCCCAAACCGGAGATCCCCATGAAGGAAACCAAACAGGCCGCGGCTTCGCCCGAGGCTCGCGCCGCCTTGCACGAGGTGCTGGCGGCGTTCGAGGGCTTCAAGGCCGCCAACGACCAACGGCTCGCGGCGCTGGAGACCAAGCGCGCCGACGTCTTGCTGGAAGAGAAGGTCGCCCGCATCGACGACGCCGTCTCCAACGCCCAGGCGCGGCTGGACCGCGTGCTGTCCGACGCCCGGCGTCCCACCCTCGGCGGCGAAGGCCGGCTGGTCGTCCCCGACGAGCGCAAGGCCGCCTTCGATCGCTACATCAAGACCGGCGAGACCCCCGGCCTGCTGCTGGAAGCCAAGGGCCTGTCGGAAGGCGTGGCCACGGCCGGCGGCTATGTCGCCCCGGCCGAGCTGGAGCGGCAGATCCTGCGGCGGCTCGCGGCCGCCAGCCCGATGCGCGACATCTGCCAGGTGCGCACCATCGGCTCGGGCAGCTTCCGCAAGCCCGTCTCCACGGCGGGCCTCGCCGCCAGCTGGGTGGCCGAGACCGCCACGCGGCCGGAGACCACGGCCCCGACCCTGGACGTGATCGACTTCCCGGCCGGCGAGCTCTACGCCAGCCCGGCCGCCACCCAGGCCCTGCTCGACGACGCCTATGTCAATATCGACGAGTGGCTGGCGGAAGAAGTGCAGGACGCCTTCGCCGCCCAGGAGACCTCGGCCTTCATCGCCGGCGACGGGGTCAACAAGCCCAAGGGCCTGCTGGCCTACACGGCGGCCGCCGACGCCACGGCGGCCTGGGGCCAGGTCGGCTATCTGGCCACCGGCGTGGCGGGCGCCTGGCCGGCCTCCAACCCCACCGACAAGCTGATCGACCTGATCTACGCCACCAAGACCCAGTACCGCCAGAACGGCCGCTTCGTGCTGAACCGCCGCACGGTCAGCGCCGTGCGCAAGTTCAAGGACGCCCAAGGCAACTACATCTGGAACGCGGCCCTGCAGCCGGGCCAGTCGGCATCCTTGCTGGGCTATCCGGTGACCGAGATCGAGGCCATGCCCGACGTGGCGGCCAACAGCATGGCCATCGCGTTCGGCGACTTCGAGAAGGGCTACCTGATCGTCGACCGGGCCGGGGTGCGGGTGCTGCGCGACCCCTATTCGGCCAAGCCGCACGTGCTGTTCTACACCACCAAGCGGGTCGGCGGCGGAGTGCAGAACTTCGACGCGATCAAGCTGCTGAAGTTCGCGGTGTCGTAGGACGCGCGGCGACCCCCTCCGTCGGCTTCGCCGCCACCTCCCCAAAGGGGGAGAATCTTGGCGCCCAGATGCTCCCCCTTTGGGGGAGCTGTCGCGGAGCGACTGAGGGGGTCTTTCTTCCTTTCAGGAACCCCAAATCATGCCCCTCTCCACCACCCTGGCCGAGGCCAAGGGCTTCCTGCGCGTGGCTGACGCCGGCGAGGACGCCCTGGTGACTCTGCTGATCGACGCCGCCGAGACGCGGGTCGCCGCCGCCACGGGCCTGGCCCTGACGCTCGCCAGCCCCGCGCCGCTGCGGCTGGCCGTGCTGGTCCTGGTCGCCCACGCCTATGAGCACCGCGACTCCATGCTGAATGGGGGCGAACCGCCGCCCGGCCTGGTCGAGGCCTGGCTCGCGCCCTATCGGACGGCGCGGCTGTGAGCGGCCCCGGTCCTGACGCGGCCCTGGCCGCCGCCCTGGTCGAGGCCCTGAAGGTCGCGCCCGCCGTCACCGCCTTGGTCGCCGCGCGTGTTCACGTCGATGCGCCGCGTCATCCGGTCTATCCGTGCGTCAGCCTGAGCCGTCAGGAGAGCCGGCCGTTCGGGCCCGACGCGGATGGCCTTGAGCACCAGCTCACCGTCACCTGCGCCAGCAAGTTCGGCGGGCCCGAGGAGGCGCGCGCCGTCACCGCCGCCGTCCGCGCGGCCGTGCACAACGCAGCCCTGACCGTGGCTGGCCGGCGCCTGGTCACCCTGCGCGTCACCTATGCCGACGTCTTCCGCGCCGCCGACCGCGAGCTGTCGCTCGGGGTGCTGCGGGTGCGGGCGGTGACGGAAACCCTCTAGCAAAAGGACACCCCCATGGCCGCCCAAGCCGGTAAAGACCTCCTCCTGAAGATCAGCGACGGCGCGCCGACGCCGGTGTTCACCACCGTGGCCGGCCTGCGGGCCCGGACGATCAGCCTCAACGCCCAGACCATCGACGCCACCGACGGCGACAGCGCCGGCCGCTGGCGCGAGCTGCTGGCCGGATCGGGCGTGCGCTCGGTCGCCGTCTCGGGCAGCGGGGTGTTCCGCGACGCCGCCTCCGACGCGGCGGTGCGCGACAGCTTCTTCGCCCAGACCGCCCGGGTGTGGCGACTGGTGATCCCCGACTTCGTGCAGCTGGAGGGGCCGTTCCTGGTGGCGGCCCTGGAATATGCCGGCGACCACGACGGCGAGGCGGCCTTCGCCCTGTCCCTGGCCTCGGCCGGGGCGGTGACGTTCACGGCGATCTAGGATCAGCACTTGCCCCCTACGGATCGCTTCGCGATCGTCTTCCCCCAGAGGGGGAAGAGCCACTGTCGCCGGCTCGGCGCTTGAGGCTCCGCCCCCTCGCCGCGACAGACCGCGAAGCGGTCAGGTGGGGGCAAGTCCACAGCGAGAAAACCCCCATGCCCACCCCCAACCCCGCCCGAGGCGAAGTCGCCGTCCCCCTCGCCGGAACGCCGCGCCGGCTGTGCCTGACCCTCGGCGCCCTGGCCCGGATCGAGGCCGCGCTGAACCTCGACGACTGGAGCCAGCTGCCCGAGCGCTTCGGCCGGCTCTCGGCTGTCGAACTGACCGCCGTCCTGGCGGCCCTGCTGCACGGCGGCGGCGAGGATCCGGGCGTGCTCGACACCCAGCCGGTGTCGATCCCCGAAGCCGTCGCGGCGGTCGCCGCCGCCCTCCATGCCTGTGCTTGAAGGCGGCCTGCGCGTGAACGCCCGCTGGCGCGCCGCCTTGCGGCTGGCGACCCTGCGGCTGGCCATCGCGCCCGAGGCCTTCTGGCGGCTGTCGCTGGTCGAGTGGCGCGCCCTGACCGAGGCCCCCACCGCGCCGGTCCTCAACCGCGCGGCCCTGGACGCCCTGATCGCCCGCTTCCCTGATGAGGAGACCCCATGAGCGACTTTGACGACAGCGGCCTGGACGCCGTTCCCGCCCGCGCCGCCGAGGCCGCCGCCGCCCTGGCCGCCCTGCGGGCTCCGGCCGAGCAGGCGGCGCGCTCCATCGACGAGGCGTTCGGCAAGGCGGGCACGAGCCTGGCGCGCTCCCTGGCCCACGCCGCCGCCGACGGCAAGGTCAGCCTGGCCGAACTGGCGCGGGCGGTGATCGAGGCGGCGGCGGCGGGGGCGAGCGGCGGGCAGGGCGGGGGCGGCGGAAGCGGCCTAGCCCAGGCCCTGGCCTCGGCGGTCAGCACCGCCTTTTCCGGGGCCAGGGCCGACGGCGGCGCGGTCGCGGCCGGCGGCGCCTATCTGGTCGGCGAGCGCGGCCCCGAGCTGTTCCGCCCCGCGACCGGCGGCTCGATCGAACCGGCCGGTACGGGCGGGGTGAATGTCACGGTCAATGTTCAGGGCGGCGACGTCGCGGGCCTGGCCCGTTCGGATGCGCAACTGGCCCAGGCCCTGGCGCGGGCGGTGAGTTTGGGGGCGAGAAGGCTGTAA